GCAGCTGCTTGCGATAGCGGCGAGAGAGCGGTCCCTGGGCCCGCCGCCGATCGCGACGAACTCTACGAAAAAGCGGCGGAAGTAGTGCGCGGGAACCACAAGTACATCGGTATCTCGATCATCCAACGCAGCCTGCGCATCGGCTGGAACCGCGCTGCTGCGCTTCTTGAGCAATTGGAGGCCGGCGGCGTGGTCACCAAGATGGACCAGTACGGGCGCCGGAGGCTAGTGAAATGAGCGAGGTGCGGTGGACGCGCGAAATGGTGGCCGAGCGCGTGGCCGCCGGCGGCGTGCGCGGCATTGCCGGGGAGCAACCTGCCGACCGCCGGCAGTCGCCCGGCCGCGCCGAGGTGCAGGCCGATATCAAGCCGCCGCGCGAGCGCAGCCAGCTTGAAGTGCGCTTCGAGCAGCAGATCGCCGCCCACGGCCTGCCGGCGCCGGTGACCGAGTACTTCCACATCACCGGCCGGGACTTCCGCCTGGACTTCGCATGGCCGGCGCTGCGCATTGGCGTGGAGGTGCAGGGCGGAGCGCACCGGGTGAAAGCGCGCGCCGCCGCCGATATCGAGAAGCGCGCCCTGTCGCTGCTGGCGGGCTGGCGCGTGATCGAGGTGGACGGAGCGGCCGTGCGCGATGAGCGCGGCATTCAATGGCTGAAGCAACTGATGGGGGTAGCGTGATCACCAACGGCACGACTCTGAACAGCAGCGACTGGCTGCGCCCGACCGGCCACTATTCGCTGATCGATGGCGACCTCTGGCAGGGCGGCTGGCCAGGGTACGACGCGGCCGAGGGGCACCGGCGCTTTGAATTCGTGTTCGACCTGTATGGAAAGCCCCACCACGCGCCGCGCGCGGGCCAGCACATCACCATCTACCCGTTCATGGACGGCCCGTCGCTGCCGCCGGTGGACCGGCTGGTGATGATCGCGGACCAGGTGCGTGCCTGCCGGAAGCTCGGGCCCACGCTGGTGCACTGCGAAGCCGGCTGGAACCGTTCGGGCCTGATCGTCGCACTGGCGCTGATCCGGGACGGCTGGTATCCGAGCACGGCCATCGCCCACATCCGGGAGAAACGCTGCGCGGAGGCGCTGTCGAACGCCACCTTCGCGAAGTGGCTTTGCACGCTGGAGCCGGGCGCGCCCGCATAGAAGTAAGGGTGCCGGCGCCCACCACCGGCGATAGAAGGAGATGAGCATGACGAAGTTGTTGCACTCCCTGCGTGGCTTCCTGGCGATCTGCCTGGTGGCCATCGTCTGCGCCGTGGCATTCAGCCCCGGCGACGCCTATGCGCCTGACAAGGCCGTGGCCCACGCGATGCAGGCACATGACCTGAGCATCGCAATCCTGGATATGAACCCGACTCCCGCCGGCCCGGTCCACGGCGCGCGAAGTCCCGGCGTAGCCGGGGCGGAGCGTATTGCCGTGGTCCTGCGCAGCGTGGTGGCCCAGCGCGACGGTTACATGAACTGGCGAATGCGCGACACCACGCGCAACGTCTAAGCCATCAGCAACACGTCGATGCATCGAACCTCGCCCTTCGGGGCGGGGTTTTAAAAGACAACAAATGACCACGTTGACCAAATAACAAGGTTGATCGAGAGGACCAGCACCATGAACGAGAAGGACCGCAATTTTCTGGTTGCCATCGCATTCCTGTGCGTGCTCGCCGTGGCGCAGGTGGTGCTGCTCACGCTGAAGCTCAGCGGCGCGGTGGCGATCACCTGGTGGTGGACCCTCGCGCCTGTGCTTGTGCCGGTGCTGGTGGGGGTCTGCTACAGCCTGGGGCGCCTGCCCCTCGTCGCAATTCGCAAAGTTTGGGCACGGTAGCCCGCAACACTATAAGGAGGGGAAATGCCCGACATCGCTGATCTCGCATCTGACGAGATAGAACAATCACTGGAGCGCGCGCTGCGCACACGCGCGCCGGAGCTGCGCCCGATCGGCGCCTGCTACAACTGCGAGGAGCCGCTGGCCGTAGGCCTGTTCTGCGACCAGGACTGCCGCGACGATCACGAGCACCGCGCGCGCACCAAAGCACTGACGAGGCGCCCATGAGCGGGGAAGTCCTTCTTCCCTGCCCATTCTGCGGCAGCACGGATATCGACGCGAAGGGCTGGATGAACGGTGAGGGCAAAACCGGTCCGGAGTGCGAGGGCTGCGGAGCGACGGCGGAGAGCGTTGATCTGTGGAACACCAGGCCGCTGGCGACCGAAGGCCCCACAACCCTCACGTTCGCGCGCCCAATCACCTGCCAGGCCAAGGATGTGCTGCACCTGACTTACAGCTTTGCCGACGATTCGAAGGTTGGCACCTTCGTCGGCGTGCGGCTCATCCGCGCGCCAAGTGAAACAAGGGAGGGATCATGACCGAAGCCGTACTTGAAGAAGAACCTCAAGTTTCACGGGAAACAACCAGGGGTAGTCAGACTATGAAAGAGGATCCGCTGTTCGCGAGCGCGCATGCAGCGCTTACGTTCGCCTTCCACTTCTCCGAAGGCGCGTACGACCGGCCGGTGATGAACCGGATGGCTGACACCACGCGCGGGGAAGGCTCCGGCCTGGCCGGGCTCGACGGCGCCGCGCAGGCGGGGATGGTGCGCCAGGAGATTCAGCAGCTGGGCCCGCTCAAGGTGGCGCTTCTGATCGCGCGCTCAGCGCCACCGACCGTGCCCTGCGACTGCAAGGCCTCCTGCTGCTCCGGCCACAAGTTCAGCCAGGAATGGCAGAACGCGATCAGCTACCTTGCCGACCATGTCCGCCGCACCGCACTGGCAGGGTGCACGTCCAACAGCCTGCTTCGCCGGGAATACGTGCTGATGCAGTTCGCCCCGAAGTCGCAACGGCCGTCGTTCAGCGACCTCGCGGCGAAGCACGGCGTGGACCGCCACACCGTGGCCGCGCACGCGCAGAAGGTGGCTACCTATTTTGGCGGCAGCCGATCGAAGAAGGGGCGGCGCGCCGCGCCAGGCATCGAGGAAGATGCGATGAAGGCGGCCGAGGACACATTGCGCGCCTGCGGCCTTATTTAAGGCCGGGTTGTTGACACCCGCCAAACCGTGGCGTATATAGCGTCTTAGTTGGCATAGCTAAAAATCCGACCAGAGCCCGCCCGGTGCAAACCGCGCGGGCTTTTTGTTTTCGATTTGCGCTAGTGCTTGACACGTCGAACTTAGCAGGTATCGTCGAGGCCTAGTCTCTCGATGGTCAACCTTGTAGGCGCGCCATGTAGATCAGATCAAGGCGGGATAGCTCAGTCGGTAGAGCGCGGGGCTCATAACCCTGCTGTCGGACGTTCGAATCGTTCTCCCGCAACCACACAGCAGCAAGGCACGGAACCACTACGCCAACTGAGGCAAATGTGCTTAAGCCGTTTCCCCTGGGGATGCCCGGTGCGGAACCCCGGATGGGCAACCGGGTTCAGGTTTATGGCCCGCGAGGGCGCAAGGGCGGCCTCCCCAAAAGGGGCTGAGGCGCCGGAAACGTAAACGGCACCAACAAGCAAGAAGCTGGCGGCATCTGACAGTGCCGTGCCAATGCAAGCCTTGTCAGGGGTGAGCGGCGGCGGACAGAGACACGCGCGGTGAAGGTGGCTCGCGAGGCCCCGGGTTAATCCCCTAGGCCCCCACGCACGGTAGCGTCAACGATAACGGCTTCTTCCTTGTTGGTGAAAGCGGATGTCGCGAGGTTCCCGGGGCGCAACGGGCCCGCGACGCAGCGAGTAGCCAGCCCTCGTACCTTGCAGGGGTAGTTGCCCCGCTAACGGCGTAAGTCGCACCCCCTAGTCCCTTTCCGAAAGGGTGTCGGACGCGTTGCCTGTGCGGTGTCCAGCCGGTAGCCACGCGGTTCTGCCGCGCCGGCTACTGAGTGGGCATCACCACTCCAGTTTGTCTCCTCCACCCTCCTCCTTTGGTGGATTGCCCGGCGCTCACGCGCTGGGCCATTTCTTCAGCCGCTCCGCGCGCGCCGCCCTCGCCGGAGGCCTTTCATGTCCGCATCCCTTAATCCTCGCCAGAAGCGCTTTGTCGAGGAATTCCTGGTGGACCTGAATGGCACCCAGGCGGCTATCCGCGCCGGCTACAGCGAGAGCGCGGCGCGCAGGCAGGCCACGCGCATGCTCGATGACCAGGTCATCTGCAACGCGATCAAGGCGGCAATGGACGCGCGGTCTGCGCGCACGCTGGTCAACGCCGACACCGTGCTGCGCCAGTGGCTCGCCATGGCCACGGCCGATCCGAACGAGCTGGTGGAGTTCCGGCGCACCTGCTGCCGCTGTTGCTGGGGCAAGGGCTTCGCCTACCAACTCACCGCCGGCGAACTCGCGGCGCGCCAGCGCGAGAACCCCGACGAGCCGATCACGGCCGAGCTTGGCTACGATGGCACGCGCGACCCGCACCCCAAGTGCCCGGAGTGCCACGGCGAAGGCGTGGGAACGCCCTTCTTCAAGGACACGCGCTACCTGTCGCCCGGCGCCCGCGCCCTGTACGCAGGCGTGAAGGTCACGAAAGACGGCATCGAGGTCAAGATGAACTCCCAGGACAAGGCCTGGGAGATGGTGGCCAAGCACCTCGGCATGAACACCGAGAAGCACAAGCACGAGCACACCGGTGCCGACGGTAAGCCGCTCCCGGCAGCGCCGCCACCGGTCATGATCTACCTGCCCAGCAATGGCCGAGACCCCAACCAGGGAAATTAGACCGCAGCCGGGCTTCCAGGAGAATTGGCTTTCATCGCCGGCTGACATCGTCATTGCCGGCGGCGCCGCGGGATGCGGCAAGACCTTCGGCCTGCTGGCCGAGCCGCTGCGGCACGTCGGCAACGGCGAATTCGGCGCCGTCATCTTCCGCCGCACCTCGCCACAGATCTTCAACGAGGGCGGCCTCTGGGATGAGGCGAGCCGGCTGTATCCGCTCCTCGGCGCGCAGCCGAAGGTCGGGGACTCGCAGTTCCTTTTCCCCAGCGGCGCGACGGTCAGCTTCAAGCACCTGCAGCACGAGCACACCGTGCTCGATTGGCAGGGCAGCGCGGTCCCGCTCATCGGCTTCGATGAGCTGACGCACTTCACGAAGTACCAGTTCTTCTACATGCTGTCGCGGAACCGCACGATGTGCGGGGTCCGCCCGTATGTGCGCGCCACCTGCAACCCGGACGCGGACAGCTGGGTAGCCGAGTTCATCGCCTGGTGGATCGACCAGGACACTGGCTTCCCGATCCCCGAGCGCGCCGGCGTGCTGCGCTGGTTCATCCGCCGCGGCGACGCCATCATCTGGGGCGACTCGCGGGAAGAGCTTGTCGAGAAATACGGCAACGAGGAACTGCCGCCTGACCATGATGAGCAGCCTCAGCCGAAGTCGGTAACGTTCATCCCCGGCAAGCTCACGGACAACCCGGCGCTGATGAAAGCGGATCCGGGCTACAAGGCCAACCTGCTTGCGTTGCCGGAGGTCGAACAGAAGCGCCTGCTCGGTGGCAACTGGAAAATTCGCCCGGCCAGCGGCATGTACTTCAAGCGCGCCTGGGTCGAAGTGATCGAGCCGGACGAGGTGCCCGCCGACCTGAAGTGGGTGCGGTATTGGGACCTGGCCGCCACCGAGAAGAACGAAGACAACGATCCCGACTGGACTGTGGGCCTCAAGATGGGCTACAGCCGCGAAACCAAGATCATCGTGATCGCGCACGTCGAGCGCATGCAATCCGGGCCTGGCGACGTGGAAACAGCGATCAAGAACACCGCCAAAGCTGACGGGCGCACCTGCCGCGTCGGCCTTCCGCAAGACCCTGGCCAGGCCGGCAAGGCGCAAGCCAACTACATGGTCAAGCAGCTCGCCGGCTTCTCCGTCGGCTACGAGCGCGAGACCGGAGACAAGGTCACCCGCTTCGGGCCTTTTAGCTCGCAGGCAAAGGCCGGGAACGTGAAGGTCGTGCGCGGGCTTTGGAACGATGCCTACTTCGCCTGCCTTGAAGGCTTCCCCGAAGCGGCGCACGACGATGACGCCGACGCCAGTGCGGGTGCCTATGAAATGCACTTGAACCGGAAGAACTCGATTTTTCAGAGGGTGTAAATGTTCAACTGGTTTCGCCGACAGAAGGAAGAGCCCACGCCCTCGCGCGCGCGCTCGATCTTCTCCACCCACGTCGCGGACGGCAGCGCCCGCCCGCTGGTGGGTGCCGGCGACGTGCTGAACTTCATCCTGTCCAAGCACCCGAAGGCCGCCGCCGGTACCGCGCAGGACAACGCCGGAGGTGACTCGGGTCTGAAAGCCCAGTTCAACGGCTGGGGCAGCTTGAACGAAGCGCAGCTGAACTGGTACGCCAGCCAAGGTTTCATCGGCTACCAGGTCTGCGCGCTGCTCACCCAGAACTGGCTGATCAACAAGGCGTGTTCGATCCCCGCGCGCGACGCGACCCGGAACGGCTTTGAAGTCGTCACCGTCGATGGCAGCGAACTCAGCAAAGAGGCTGAGGCGGTGATCAAGAAGTACGACAAGAAGTTCAAGCTGCGCTGGAACGCGGAGCAGTTCGTGCGATTCGGGCGCATCTTCGGCATTCGCATCGCCGTGTTCAATGTCGAATCCACCGATCCCGAGTACTACGAGAAGCCGTTCAACATTGATGGCGTGACGCCCGGCAGCTACAAGGGCATCACCCAGGTGGACCCGTACTGGGTTGTGCCCGAGGTGACGAACGTCTCTAACCCGGGCGACCAGCACTTCTACGAGCCGCTTTACTGGCGCGTGGGCGGCCGGCGCTATCACCGCTCGCACCTGGCCATCTTCCGCAACATGGAAGTCGCGGATCTGCTCAAGCCTGCCTACCTCTATGGCGGCATGCCAGTACCGCAGCTGATCATGGAGCGCGTCTACGCGGCCGAGCGCACAGCGAATGAAGGCCCGCTGCTGGCCATGTCCAAGCGCCTGCGCCATGTCACCACCACAGATGAATCCATGGTGGCTGCCGGCGATGACGTTCTCGCGCGCGTTGGCCGCATGAACGAGATGGCCAACAACCACGGCGTGTGGCTCGGCATGGAAGGCGATCAGTTCCAGCAGTTCGAGACCTCGCTAGGCGACCTCGATAACACGATCATGAACCAGTACCAGCTCGTGGCCGCGGCGTCGAACGTCCCGGCGACGAAGCTGCTCGGCACCTCGCCCAAGGGCTTCAACGCCACTGGCGAGTACGAGGAAGCCAACTACCACGAAGAGTTGGAGAGCCTGCAGGAGCACGACCTCACGGCCTTTGTCGAGCGCCACCACGCGCTGGTGCTGCGCTCCTACTGCCCGGACGACGAGGTGGAGACCACGGTGACGTGGAACCCGACCGATACGCCGACCGCCGAGGAGCTGGCTGAACTGAACAGCAAGAAGGGCCAGACCGACAAGGGCTACATCGAGGCTGGCGTGCTGCAACCGGAGGAAGTGCGCCGCCGCCTGGCCACGGACCGCGATTCCGGCTACAACACGCTCGGCCATGACGACGAAGACGAGGAAGTGCTGCGGGACCTGGGCCTTGATGACGAGGCGGTAGCTGCGGCAATCGAACTGGGGATCACCGGTGGCGCCGGACAACCGGGTCCGGGGTAAGCCCCTGGTCTCCTCGGCCGGCGTTGCTGAGGACTTCGGGAACACCGTAATCACGCTCGTGCGGAAGATGCACGAGGAGACCGAGAAGCGCCTGCGCCAGCTGCTTGAGCATCCCGGCTACGCCATGGACGCCGCCCTGCCTGACGGCGGCAACCCCGCAGCACGCGCGCGCATCATCCTCAACGAGGTGCGCGACAAGTACACGCCGCTGTTCCGCAAATGGGGCAGCCGCGCGGTCAAGCGCATGGTGACCCGCACGCTCACGCACTCGCAGCGATCGATCGAGGCCAGCCTACGCGATGTCGGCGAAGGCCTGAAGCTGGATGCCAGCCTGATGAATAGCCGCATCCAGGAGATCATCACCGCGTCCTCGAACGAGGCCGCGCAGCTGGTGCGCACCATCCCCGAGAAGTACTTGGCCGACGTCGGCGGCGCCACGATGCGCTCCATCACCGGCGGCCAGGGGCTCAAGGAACTGGTGCCGTACATGCAGCAGCGGTACCCGCAGAGCATCCGCAAGGCGCGCGCCGTGGCCGGCGACCAGACGCGCAAGGTCTTCCAGGCGGTGAACGCCGAGCGCTGCAAGAGCCTCGGCATCGAGGAATTCGAATGGGTGCACAGCGGGCGCCGCGGCGACCACGCGCGGAAGCTGCACGCTGCCCGCCCCGACCAAACCGTTGACGGCCACCGGGGACTGAACGGCGGCATTTTTCGTTACGACACACCCCCTTACATCGGCGAGATGTACGGGCGCCCGGTCTATGGCATGCCCGGCACCCTGCCGCAATGCCATTGCATCGCCCGGCCCGTGATTTTCAAGCCAAAGGAGAACCCAAGTGGAAAATGAAGCCAACACCCCGGCCGGCGCCGACGCGCAGCCGAACGATTCGCAAGAGAGCAGCGGCCAGGCCGCGCCCAGCGAGACCACTGCCGCGCCGCCCACGTCGGGAGACGCTTCCGCTGCAACTTCGGACTCGGCGACCGATGGCGCTCCCCTTCCTGGCGCCCCTGCAGCGGAGGGCGGCGCGGCACCCGAAGAACCCACGACGGGCGGCCTGCTGGGTGAATTGCATGTGCTGATGGGGAAGGTCCATCACTTCGAAAACATGGGCATCCTGCACCATTTCGAAGCCCAGGCCAAGGCGCTCATTCAGCGTCTGGTGGAGCGGCTGGGCTGAACATGGCTCGCGCCCGTACGCACCGCAAGGCTGAGCAGGCCGGTCGCCTGTTGTCCGCCTGGTCGCGCATGGGCATTGCGTTCGATCGCGCGGAACCTGCGGTCGAGGCGAGCGCCGCGGTGGCCGCCGGCATCGCCTACTTTGCCGGGCCGGAAGTGCTGCTTATCCAGCGCGGCCACGACACCAATGCCTATCCCGGCCACTGGTCTTTCCCGGCAGGGCACATCGAGCCCGGCGAAGAACCCGCCGTCGCGGCAATGCGCGAAAGCTACGAGGAAATTGCGCACTTCCCCGAGGACCTGGTGCCGGTGCTCACCGAGAACGGCTTCGCGCTGTTCGTGTGCGAGACCGAGGCCTTCGAGCCGATCCTGAACGACGAGAGCCTGGCCTGGCAGTGGTGCCGGCCGAGCGCCCTGCCCTCGCCGCTGCACCCTGGCGTTGCGGAGCAGATCCTCGCGGCCAACCCGCGCAACTTCGGCATGGACGCCGACTTCGATGAGTCGAAGCATCCGCGAGCAGCCAACGGCCAGTTCGGTGAAGGCGGTGGCGAGGCCCACGCCAGCCTTACGGGGAAGGAAGTAGGCGAGCACAGCGACACGAAGGAACTGCGCAAGGCCGCGATGAAGTATGCCGAGGAGCATATCGCCGGCAAGTCGTTCAAGAACTCGAACTCGGGCCACGACATCAAGGTGACGCGCCAGGGCCTGAAGCATTCCCTGAACGGCGCCAATCCGCCAGAAATCAAGCTGATTGCTGCGCTGCCCCAGATGCTGGAGAAGGCGTCCTACAGCGGTTCGGTTCCGGACCGCCTGGCGCGCGCACACATCAAGGCCGCGCACAAGTACACGGCCAAAGTTTCGATGGGCGGCGAGGATTTCGAGGTGGGAATCGTCACGCACGAGAAGCGCGACGGACACGAGCACTACGACCACTTCATCGTGTCATCCGCAAAAGCAAAGCCCCCAACCGGTGTGCCTGGGGCCCAACCCGTTTCCGGGGAGGAGAAGAACCAGCCTGCGAAGGGGGCAGAGCAAAGTATACCCCCTTCCAAGGATTCTGCGGTAGCGGAAGACAAGCGCGATATCGACCTCAACGGTTACATGACCGTCGAGAACAACCCGATTTCCAAGGTCGGGATTTTCGAGTACCGCGGCAACCAGATCCCGGACGCGCCGGACCCGCAGGCCATGTACCGCGTCTACCGGCCGGCGGAAGAGCTGAGCAGCGCCGAGGCGATCGAGAGCTTCAAGCTCTCCCCGTGGATCGACAACCACACCATGCTCGGCGCCGAGGATGAAGGCCTCACCCCTGCCGAAAAGAAGGGGGTGCAAGGCGTCATCGGCGAGAACGTCTACTTCAAGGACGGCGTTCTCTACGGCAACCTGCGGGTCTTCTCCCAAGCGATGAAGACCAGGATCGAACAGGGCAAACGCGAGCTTTCGTGCGGCTATCGCTGCCGCTACGACGCGACGCCCGGCACCTGGAATGGTCAGCCTTATGACTACGTCCAGCGTGAAATTCGCGGCAACCACCTTGCCCTCGTAGATGAGGGCCGGATGGGACCGGAAGTGGCAGTGCAGGACCAGGCTGACCGCTTCGTATTCACCTGTGATTCCAACTTTCAATCCACTGAGGATCAAGACATGGACCAACCCAGCAACAACGCGCCCCAGGGCGGCGGCTCTTCCGGCGTGACGCTGGAATCCCTCGTCGCTCAGTTGAACGAACTCGTCAAGGCCGTGGCCGCGTTTAAGGCTGCCCAGGGCGGCGGCGACCCGGGCGCGGGCGATCCCGCCGCCAATGCCGACGACCCGGACGCCAACGCCGAGGGGGCCAATGACGGCGACCCGATGGCGAACCTGACCAAGACCGTGGACGCCCTGTGCCAGCGTATGGACGCGCTCGAAGGCAAGAAGGTCGCCACCGACAATGCCGACCCCGGCCCGGGCGACGGCACCCCCAAGAAGCAAGACGACGACCCCTCCGGCACCAATGAGGGCAAAGGCCCGGTGCTGAGCAACCCCGGCGCCATGGACGCCAAGGAAGTGGACGCGAAGGTGGCGGCCGGCGTGCGCAGCGCGCAGGAGCAGATCGTCAAGAAGACGAGCCTGGCCGCCAAGGTCTCGCAGTTCACCGGCGCCTTCGACCACGCGGAAATGCTCACCGAGCAAGAGGTGGCGACGTACGCCTGCAAGAAGCTCGAGCTGAAGCCGGCCAAGGGTGCGGAACTGGCAACCCTGAACGGCTACCTGCACGGCCGCACGCCGCCCGCCCAGCAGAAGACCACTGCGATGGACAGCGCGGCCGGCGGCGCTGACTGGCTTGCCAAGCAGATGTCGCCCGTCTAAGCCGCGCACGCGCTCCCCTTCCTCGAATTAGGAGAACACCATGTTCCAAGCTTCTGTGAACGTTCAGCAAGGTTTCGGCCAGCCCGGCACCATGCAGAACGAAGGCCCCACCCGTGCCGAAAAGCTGACGGTCAATTCGCTGCTTTCCCTCGGTGGCAACAACAACATCGTGGGCTACGCCTACACCAAGGACGCCACCAACGGCCAGGCCATCGTCGGCGGCGCCCCGTCGCAGGGCGCCTCCGTGACCGGCTCCATCGCCGGCACCGTGCTCACCGTCACTGCGGTTGGCTCCGGCGCGCTGACCCCGGGCATGACCATCTCGGGCTCCGGCATCACCGCCGGCACCAAGATCGTCAAGGCGCTCACCCAGACCGGCGCAGCCGGCGGCGTCGGTACCTACCAGGTGTCGGCCTCCCAGACCGCCGCGAGCACCACCGTCACCGGCACCGGCAGGTTCGTGTTCGCCGGCATCCTGGCGCATAGCAATGTCTACAAGATGTCGGGCACCCCGGCCGGCGGCTCGCTGGCGCCGCAGAACTTCATCCTCGACTACGACGATGGCGAGTTCATGACCATGGGCGACATCGTGATCGCGCTGCCCGGCACCGGCAATATCGGTGACCAGATCCAGTACAACGCGATCACCGGCCAGCTGTCTGCTGTTGCCCCCGGCGGCTCGGCGAGCAACGGCTGCACGCTGATCTCCGGCGCCTCGATCTACCGCTACCCGGTGACTTCCGGCGGCGGTGGCCTCACCGTCGCGCGCCTCACCACCTCCGCCTAAACCACTCAAACCCAATAAGGCCCGCTTCGGCGGGCCTTTTCTTTGGAGAAACAGAATGCATACGCAAAAATCCAAGGTTCACGGTCACCTGAGTGGCCGTGACCTGGCCGCGCGCGCCCGCGAGAACCAACCGGCGATCGTGATGGACGCCGCCAACGTCGGCGATTACCGCGCCCTGGCGCGCGCCGGCATCGCCTTCGACATGAAGTTCCTCGATGGCGCCATGGCGTTCGCGATGGATGACACCCAGGGCGGCATTACCTCCGCCAACCTGGGTGCCCCCGTCCAGTTCCTGCAAGCCTGGCTGCCCGGCTTCGTCCGCGTGGTGATGGCGATCCGCGCGATCGACGAGCTGGTGGGCATCACCACGGTCGGCTCCTGGCACGACGAAGAAGTGGTGCAGGGCGTGCTGGAAAACCTGGGCGACGCCGTTCCCTACGGCGACTACACCAACGTGCCCCTGAGCGACTGGAACGTGAACTTCGAGCGCCGCACCATCGTGCGCTTCGAAAAGGGCATGCAGGTTTCCACGCTCGAAGAAGCGCGCGCCGCCACGATGAAGCTGAACGACGCCGCCGAAAAGCGCGTCTCCGCCGCACAGGCGCTGGATATCCAGCGCAACTTGATCGGCTTCGTCGGCTACAACAGCGGCAACAACCGCACCTACGGCTTCCTGAACGACCCGGCCCTGCCCGCGTACCAGAACGTGCCGAACGGCGCCTCTGCCTCACCGCTGTGGTCCAGCAAGACCTACCTGGAGATCGTGGCCGACATCCGCACCGCCGCAGCCGCGCTGCAGGCGCAGTCGCAGGGCGTGATCGATCCGATGAAGGCGCCGATCGTGCTGGCGCTGCCCACCGCCCAGGCGCAGTACCTGACCGTGGTGAGCCAGTTCGGCAACTCGGTGGCCAAGTGGATCAAGGACACCTACCCGAACATGCGCGTGGCGAACGCCCCCCAGCTGCAGCAGGCCAACGGCGGCGCGAACGTGTTCTACATGTACGCCGAGGAGGTGAACGATAGCGCGACCGACGACAGCCGCGTGTGGGTGCAGGCCGTCCCGTCGAAGTTCCAGGCGCTGGGCACGCACAAGACCGCCAAGGCCTACATCGAGGACTACACCAACGCGACGGCGGGCGTGATGCTGAAGCGCCCCTACGCCGTGGTGCGCTACTCCGGCATCTAAGCCACCTACCCGCCTTGGGCGCGCCGGGTAAAGCGCGCCCCATCGCCGATAAAGGAACGCTCATGCCCCACGTCATTTCCTCCCTGGCCAATGCCCAGGCCTTTCACCTCTACGAAGCCCTGAAGCCCGAGCAGCTTACTGCCGGGATGACGCCCCGCGTGCTCAAGACCGTGCACATCAAGGGCGGCTCCGGCATTGCCGACCGCGCCCTGGTGACGCCGCACGGCGTGGTAACCACGGTCTCGGAAGAGGACTTGAATACTCTGCGCCAGATCGACGCGTTCAAGGATTTCGAAAAAAATGGCTACATGGTCGTCGAAGAAGGCGGCAGCACGCCCGCCGCCGACAAGTTCGCCTCCGAAATGAACGTGGACAAGGGGTCGCAGCCGCGCTCCCCGGCTCACTACGAGGAAAAAGACGAGAAGCACCCCGAGGTCATGAGCGCGACCGACAACGCTGTGACCAGGCGCGGCAAAGGCAAGGCTGCCTGATCGTGGATATCTCGGCCTTCCGGCAGAAGTTCCCTGCCTTTGCGGACGAAACCGCCTACAGCGATGAACTGCTGAATATCTGGTTCAACGATGCCGGCGAGTACCTGCGCGAGGGCTGGGCACTGTCGGGCGCCCGGTACGACCTGGCCTGCCAGCTGATGGCGGCACACCTGATGACGCTGGCTTACAACGGTATCGCGCCCAACGCGCAAGGCGCAGTCGCCGGCACCGGTGGCGCGCAGGTTGCCGGCGGGCCGATCGTTTCGGCCACCGAGGGCGGGGTTTCCGTGTCGTTTGCGCCGCCGCCCGTCAAGACCGCCTGGCAGCAATGGCTGGCCAGCAGCTCGTACGGTTTGCAGCTGTGGGCGCTGCTGCGCGTGGCCGGCGCCGGTGGCGTCTACCTCGGTGGCCTGGGCGAGCGCAGCGCTTTCCGGCGCGCCTATGGGGTGCAGCGCTAGTCGGCGGCCATATCGCGACGAAGAGCGGCTATTCCTGATAGTTGGCGGATAGCCTGTTCGAACTCTGCCTCGTCTATGTCGATGATGGTGCTGCACCGCGGGCATTCCGCGAACAGCGTGTCGCGCTGCAGTTGCGCGAGTTCCGCGAGCCGGCGCCAGAACCGGAAGGTGCACTTCCCGCACTCAAGGGGAATCTCCTCATCGAGCACGACCTTTGGAACACCTGAGAAATCGATCATGGCGGAAAATTTTCAGCGGCTGTCGCGTCAGATCGAAAAGATCGCGCGCAAGCTTGAAGGCGCTGCCGAAGAACTCGGGAAGAAAGAGGTCAAGGTCGGTGTCCTGGAAGGCGCCTACGAGGGCGGCACGCCCTACGCCTACGTGGCGGCAATCCAAGAGTACGGCGCGCCAGAGGTGAGCATACCACCGCGCCCTTTTATCCGACCTACCATCGCCGAGCACCGCGACCAGTGGGGCGAATTCATGGCGGATGGTGCCGCGCGCGTGATCGCGGGCGAAGCCACGATCGAGTCAGTACTGGAACCGCTGGGAGCAGACGCCGCCGGGCAAATCCAGAAGAAGATCAGCGAGGTCAATGCGCCGGCCCTGTCGCCCATCACCGTGATGCTGCGCGGCATGCGCGCCAATGATCCGTCTCTGGTGGTGACCGGCAAGACCGTGGGCCAGGCCGCCGCGCGCGTGGCCGAGGGCAAGACCAATTACGGGGCCGACGACAAGCCGCTGCACGACTCCGGCATGCTGCAGGCGAACATCACCCACCTGGTGGTGAGCAAGTGAACCTGCGTGGCATAGCCAATAGCGCAATCCGGCGCGTGAACCCCAACTGGGTCATCGTCTGGAAGAAAGCCACGGGCGAGTTCGAGCAAGACGATGAACTCAACCGTACCCCCGTCTACGATGAATACCAGGTCGAAGCGCAGGTGCAGGCTATTTCCAGCGAAGGCCTGAAGCGCGCCGATGGCCTGAACATCAGCGGCACCCTGCGCACAGTCTTCATGTACGGCGCGGTGCGCGGCGTGGTCCGCGTTGACGCCAAGGGCGGCGACATCCTGTGCTTCCCCGAGGAGCGCGGCGGCCCGGACAGGACCTGGAAGATTTTCGGGAACGTGATCACCTGGGACGGCTGGAGTTCGGCTGACGTGGTGCTGCAGGTGGACGATGCCAGCAACAATTGACCTGACCCAAGCGGAAGTCGTCAAGCAGGTTGGCAAGTTCCTCAAGACCGTGCTCGGCGCCGATGTCGAGATCGTCCGCGCGCAGGAAAACCGCACCCCGATGCCGCGCGGCGGGTTCATCGCGGTCACGCCGGGCGCTATCCGCCGACTGGGTACCAACACCCACACGTATACCGACCCCGGCACGAACCCGGGCACGCTCGCCATCCGCGGCACGCACGAGCTGTCGCTCCAACTCGACTTCTACGGCAAGGCCGCACAAGCGCAGGCCGTGACCGTGGCCACGGTGTTCCGGGACGAATACGCCGTCAGCCAATTTCCCGACGGGATTGCGCCGCTACACGCGAATGACGCCACGCAGCTGCCGCTCATCACCGGTGAAGAGGAATTCCTCGAGCGCTGGAAGCTGGAACTGAAGTTCGGCTTCACTCCCACCGTAACCGTCCCGCAAGACTTCGCCGACAAGCTCGAAATCGGCAACGCTGGCAACCCGGTGACCAAAGACACCCCCATCAACCCAGGGCTGCCCTCCGAGCCCTGGAACGGTCTCAAACCCCTTCTCTAGCCGCCACCGCGCGGCTTTTTCCATTCTGGAGCCCTCATGTCCATCCCAATCGGTCAGATTGTCCGGGTCAACCCCGCTGTACTTTCCGCCGCCGGCTCGGCAATCGACCTGAATGGTCTGATCCTGTCCCAGAGCGCCTACTCGCCGATCGGCGCGGCCGTGCCCTTCGCCAACAAGGATGATGTCGCCGCCTACTACGGGGTTAACTCCGTGGAAGCGTCCATGGCGGCCATCTACTTCAAGGGCCCGAACAACAAGACCAAGACGCCGGGCAAGCTGTATTTCGCCCAGTATCCGGCGGCGGCTGTAGCTGCCTGGCTCCAGGGCGCGAGCCTTGCGGCGTTGACGCTGGCGCAGCTGCAGGCTCTGGGTAGCGGCACCATTGCCCTGACCGTTGACGGCGTGGCGAAGAACTCCTCCAGCATCAACCTCGCAGCGATAGGCAGCTTCAGCGCGGCAGCCTCTGCAATCCAGTCCGCATTCACCGGCGTGAGCTGCGTGTACGACTCGATCAAGAGCGCATTTATCCTCACCTCCGCTTCGGTGGGCGCGGGCGCGGTGTTCACCGGCGCCATCGCCAGCAGCACGCTGACCGTCAGCGCGGTCACCTCGGGCACGCTGCGCGTCGGCCAGACCATCTCCGGTACTGGCGTCACGGCTGGCACGACCATCACCGCCCTTGGCACCGGTACCGGCGGCGCCGGCACCTATACGGTGAGCACGTCCCAAACCGTCGCCAGCACCACCATCAGCTCGGCGCCCTCCTCCATCACCGCAGCCACCGCCAATGCCTTCACTACCGGCCTGGGCCTCACGGCGGCGGCCGGCGCCACCACGTCGCAGGGCGCCGAGGCGGGTTCGCCCAACGCCTTTATGTCCAACCTCGTGACCACCGTCACGCAGAACTGGGCGCTGTTCACGTCCACCTGGGAGCCCCTGCTCGCCGACAAAAAGAACTTCAGCGCCTGGACCGATGCCCAGAACAACCGTTTCGGCTATGTCGGCTGGGATACGGACGTGAACGCGAAGGTCGCCAACAGCACCACCACCTGGGGCGCGTACCTCAAGAACACCGACAGCAGCGGCTCCGTCCCGGTCTTCGGCGACCAGACGCACGCGGCTTTTGTCCTGGGCTTCGCCGCCTCGCTCGACTTCGACCGCCTGAACGGTCGCGCCACCCTGGCCTTCAAGGGCCAATCGGGCCTGACGCCGTATGTCACCGACGCCACCGCCGCGTCGAACCTGAAGGCCAACGGTTACAACTTCTACGGCGCCTACGCCACGGCGAAGGACCAGTTCAACTTCTTCTACGCCGGCGCAATCAGCGGGGATTTCGCGTGGCTGGATACCTTCCTCGACCAGATCTGGCTGAACGCCAACCTCCAGCTGTCGATCATCACCCTGCTGATGAACGTCAACAGCATTCCCTACAACAGCGACGGGTACGCCATGGTGGAGGCTTCCTGCCTGGACCCGATCAATGCCGGCCTGAATTTCGGCGCCATCCGCATCGGCACGACGCTGTCGGAGGAGCAGAAGGCGATTATCCAGAACGCCCTGGGCTTCGACGGCAGCCAGGCGATCATCAGCAAGGGCTACATCCTGCAGATCGTACCGGCCACCGCTCAGGTCCGCGCTGCGCGCGCCTCTCCCCCCATGACCCTTTACTACGCTGACGGCGGCTCCATCCAAGCAATCGAGATGGCCTCGATCGCGATCCAGTAGGCCTTCCCACCGTAATTCAGGCCCGCTTCGGCGGGCTTTTTCTTTTGGAGCCCGCCAATGTCCAACCCCACGACCATCACCAGCGCGAACAGCGTGCTCACGCTGGCGGTCCAAAACCTTTACCCTGTTCCGCAAAAGATCGAGGGCTTCCGCACCGACGCGATGTTCGACGGTGGCACGCGCGAACTCGCGCACGGCGAGATGGGCGCCGACGGCCTGGTGGCCTACGGCTTCATCTTCAACCTGCGGAACCTCACGATCGAGCTGCTGGCGAACAGCCCCAGCATCCCCTTCTTCGATGACTGGGTGAACGCCACCGAAGCCGCGCGCGAGGTCTACACCTGCAGCGGCACCATTCTCCTGCCGGCGATCAACAAGAAGATCACCCTGGTGAACGGCACGCTGAAATCCGAGCCCGGCTTTCCGGCCGCCAAGGCAACCCTTGACGGCGTGCGCTACGAGTTGATGTTCCAGCGCATGATCCCGGAGCGCACGGCGTGAGGAAGACACTCACCTTCACGGTCTCGGCCGAGGGCCGCGACAAAGGCAAGGTCTTCTTGCTCACCGAGATGGCGGCATCGCGCGCCGAGAAGTGGGCGATCCGCGCGCTCCTGGCGCTGGGCAAGGCCGGCGTGGAAGTCGGCGACGCCTTGTCCGGCGGCATGCAGGATATCGCCCGCCTCGGTTACGACGTCTTGAACCACGCGAACTACGAGGATATCGCCCCGCTTCTGGACGAGATGATGGACTGCGTGCAGGTGGTGCCGAACCCGGGCAACCAGGACGTGGTGCGCCGGCTCATCGAGGACGATATCTGCGAAGTCCTCACCCGACTGCGCTTGCGGATGGAGGTCTTCAAGCTGCACCTGGATTTTTCCATGGCCGCCGCCCCATCGACTTCGGCATCCGGCCCGGCGGCCACGAGCGCCTGATTCACTGCGTCAACGTCCCGCACAGCATCGCTGCGGCGGTGCAGGCGGGCGTGGCCACGCTGCACGAGCTGGACACCGTCTACGGGCTGGAAGGCCTGTGGGACTTGCTGGAAATCAACGCCGTGCGCGTGCACAACCACAATCGGATGATCGAACATGCCAACCGTCATTGACCAGTTGTTCGTGACGCTGGGCTTCGACCCCAAGGAATTCAAGAAAGGGACGAAAGAAGCCTCGGCGGCCGGCGAGCAGATGGCGCGCGATGTTGACGGCCAAGTCAAGCGCACGAAAAAGGCCGAGGGCGACCTCGGCGCCCAGCGCAAGCAGCAGGCCGCGCAGCAGCGGCGCCAGCGCGAGGAGCAGCGCAAGCAGGAGAAGGAGCGCGAGACCAACTCCCGCAAATCGCTGGAGGTGTACAGCAAGGTCAAGAACGAGATCATGGGCATCGGTGCAGCCCTACTCGGGGCGGCCGGCGCCAAGGAATTCATCGCGAACATCGTCGGCGGCAACGCTGCGCTCTATCGCCAGTCTCAGCTGCTTGGCAACTCCATGAAGTCCCTCGACAAGTGGGGCCAGGTCGCCGAAAAGTGGGGCGGCAGCCGCGACGCCGTTATCGGCGCCATTTCCGGCGTGCAGCAGGCGGTCAAGCGCGAGCAGGCCTACGGCGGTTCCCAGGCGCAGGGCGCGCTGGCGCAGTTGGGCCTGTCGCCGGACGACGTGAACGACGCCGACGTGATGATCAAGAAGCTGCGCGAATCGCTGCGCGGCCTCTCCCCGCAGGACAAGGAAGTGCGGTTGGCGCAGGCCGGCCTGCAAGGCCTGTCTTCGATCATCCAGCTGAGCGACACCGATTTCGCCGAGTACGTGCGCGCTGCCGAGGCGGCATCGGCGAAGACCGAGGAAATGGGCCGAACCGCCCAGGAGGCGGACGCGGCGTGGACTGGCGTCAAGAACGCTGCGCAAGGGGCATCCGACACCCTGTTGGTCGCGCTTAAGCCGCAACTGAAGGAAACGATCGAACTCCTGAACAAGTTCTCTGCCTGGGTATCCGACCACAAGGGAGAAACCGGGGAGTTCTTTCAATTCCTATCCGGGCTGGTGTCCACCATCGGCGAGGGCTGGCGCAACATCATCGGCTACATGGGCGATTTCGTTGAGTGGATCGGCAAGATCACGTCCAAACTCGACAATTCGGTGTTCGGTGGCATGCTCGGCAAGCTTCGCAACTTCCTGAGCGACAAGCTCGGCGAGACCTCGGCCAAGATCATGGCCGCCGGCGGCAACAAGGACGCGCAGGAAGCGCTGGACCGTATGAACGGCGGCAGCCGCACCTCCAGTGGCCCCGTCACTGGCGCGCCGGGTAACACCGGCGACCCAATCGCCTTCTTCATGAACAAGGGCTACACCCGCGAGCAGGCGGCCGGCATCGTGGCGAACTTGCACGCCGAGAGCCGGATGAACACCGGCGCCGTCGGCGACAGCGGCAAGGCCTACGGGATCGCCCAGTGGCATCCGGACCGCCAGGCGAAGTTCAAAGAGGTGTTCGGGCGCGAAATGAAAGGCTCCTCGCTGGAGCAGCAGATGGAATTTGTCGCCTGGGAACTGAAAAACACCGAGGCCGGTGCCGGCGACAAGCTGCGCCAGGCCAAGACCGCGCGCGAGGCCGGCGCGCTTGTCTCGAAACTGTACGAGCGCCCCGCCGACATGCAAGGCGAAATGGCGCGCCGCGGTTCTTATGCTGAGCAAATCCTCGCCCAGAACGCGGCCGTACCGGGTGGCAGTGGCAAGAACGTCACGGTCGAAACCCGCATCGGCGAGGTGAATATCCAGACCCAGGCGACCGACGCCGCAGGCATCGCGCGCGACGCGCAGACCGCTCTCAACAATCACCCGCTGCTCACCTATTCCATGACCGCAGCGGCGAACTGACATGCCGCTGATCCCCTTCCCTGATATCCCGGCCGCCCTCGGGGTGCCAGACCTTCGCCGCACGGCAATCGGCCTGGCAACCCGGTTCCTGCCGCCGGTGCTGCTCAAGTTCGACGCGCTCGGCATTGGCATGCTGTTCGGTGCCGGCGGTCGCGCGCCGCAGTGGATCATCGCCGACGAGCGTGGCTTTCCTCTGCTGATCCCTGACACCATCCTATCGGTGGAGTACCGGAACGAGGCGAAGTCTGGGACGCACCCGGTTGAGGCGCCGCCGGGCGGTACCGGAAGTTTCGCGGCCTACAACAAGGTCAACAACCCTTTCGACGTTTCCGTGCGCTTTGCCGTCACCGGCGGCGACTCGCTGACGGCCGCTGTCTTTGGAAGCCGGAAAGACACGCGCCGCAGCGCGATCGAGGCGCTTGAGGATGCGGTCAATTCCACCGACCTTTTCACGGTGGTCACGCCTGACCAGGTATTCGAGAGCTGCAGCCTGGAGCGGTTCGACTACCGTCGCGAGAGCGCGGGCGGCGTTTCCATGCTGGTGGTCGATTGCGCGTTCATGGAGATTCGCCAGACGGCGGTCGCACGCTACCTCGACACTGCCGCGCCCAGCGCCGCCGAGACGAGGCCGCAGGGCCAAACCGCTGCCGGCCCGCTGGACAATCTGCAGAACTCGGTGGTCAACACGCTCAACCAGCAGGCGCAAAGCCTCGCCGGCCCGTTCCTCGGCACCGTTCAGAACATGGCATCGAGCGGTAAGACCCTGATCAATGCCGCCTTGAATGGGCTCCCCAACAGCGCGGGCCAAGTCCTGGGCGCAGCGCAATCGCTGCTGAGCCCGTCGTCGTCGGCGTTCGGAGCCGCCTTTTCCATAGGCAACTCCATCGTCAGCGGTGGCGTGCCGGCCGGCGTCACGTCGGTGGTCAATGGCGCTATTTCGCAGGGCGTGTCCGCCGTACGCAGCTACGCCGCGGGGATTCTCTGATGCAGACCATTCCCCTAAACCCGGTGCCGGCCCAGTCGCTGGAAGTGGTGCTCGGCGGCCAGAACTGCGTGCTCACCGTGAACCAGAAGGCTCAAGGCCTGTTCCTGACCCTGATCGCGGGCGGCGTGACCATCGTTTCCTGGATCGTGTGCAGGCACGCCTGCCGACTGGTGCGATACGCCTACCTCCCTTTCATCGGCGACCTGTGCGTGCTCGATACGCAGGGCACTGATGACCCGGATTACACCGGTCTCGGTGATCGCTTTGTCCTGTGCTACCTGGAAGCGGGCGAATGAGCAATTACGTTCGCCGGTCGATCGAGGTAGCTTTCACCCTGCTCGACAACCTGCCAACCGCCCAGGGCGCGAAGGCCGTGCAGCAGGTGGACCTGTCCGAGCACCGCGTGCAGTTGCAGTCCGATGCACTCGGCGGCGGCGGCATTGCCTACCAGAACCTGAACCTGCGGATCTGGGGGATGGACGAGGCCGACATGAACTTCTATGGGTACAACCCCTACGAAGCCGTGGTCGGAACTCTCCAATCCCGGCCGCGCTGGCGCTTGCAGGTGCGCGTTGGCGACGAACTTCACCGGCCGTCCCTGTTTTTTGACGGCACCATCATCTCAGGCTCGCCGGACTATTCGGGCATGCCGGAGGTGGCGTTCAACGTCCTCGCCACCTCTGACAACGCGCTAAACCTGAAGCTGACGCCCGCGCGCACGTACGCCGGGCGCGTGCCGGCGTCGCAGATGATCGATGACCTGGCGGCCGAGATCGGCATGGCTTCGCAGAATCATGGCCTCAGCACGGTTCTCACAAACCAGGTGCTCAACGGGTCCCTGGGCGACCGCATCAAGGTGCTTGCCCATGCCGCCGCGGCGAAGATTGTGGTCGGCAACGGCCGCATCGACTACTGGCCGCTCAATACCGGGCCGACGGGCAACCGAGCGGTCCACGACATATCGCCCGAAACCGGCCTGGTCGGCTACCCGATGTTCACCACCAACGGCGTGACGATTCGCGTGGTCGCCAACCCGCAAATCCTGATCGGCCACGGGGTAAAGCTTACTTCCGCGATCAAGAAGGCTACCGGCTACTGGACCGTCTCCCGCGTTCGGCACGAACTGTCTACCCTGATACCCAACGGGCCATGGTTCAGCACCGTTGAGCTTTGGAAAACGCCACTGGATCGCCAACAGCAATGACCTTCGCTTCCACGGACCCGGCAGACTGGGCGGACCCCGGCGCGCAGGCCGTTCGCCTGGTGCGCCAAATGCTGCAGGCGGTGCACACCGCCATCCCCGTCAAGGTGCTCTCCTGCACCAACAACGGCGGCGTGGCGGCGATCGGCCGGGTGACCGTAATCCCGATGATCGAGATGGTGTCCGACCTTGGCCAGGCCTCGACGCGCGCCAAGCTGGTGGACCTGCCCTACATGCGGGTTCAGGCCGGCGCAAACGCCGTCATCATGGACCCGCAGGAAGGTGATATCGGCATCGCCGTGTTCTCCGAGAAGGATATCTCCGGGATGCTGGAGGCCCAGGGCGCGGCGCCCCCGGGCTCGGCGCGCGTGTTCGACATGGCCGATGGCGTTTACCTCTATTCGATTGTCGGTGCCGCGCCGACGCAGTTCGTGCAATTCAGCGCGGACGGTATCGCCATCACATCGCCAACGAAGGTCACCATCCAGGCTCCTGAAGTCGAGATCACCGCGCCTGACGTGAAGGTCACGGCCAGTTCCAAGATCACCTTCCTGACTCCTTCTTTCATGCTCAACAGTATCGACCTGGTGACCCATCGCCACAACGGCGTCATCCCAGGCGGCGGCACCAGCGGTGGCCCGGTATGAAGACGCTGCTGCTCGATCGCACCATCTGGGATCTGGTCTCGGACGCCAACAACAACATCGCTGTCGGCAGCGACCCGTATGCGATCGCGCAGAACGTGGCTACCGCGATCAAGACCTTTCTCGGTGAATGCTGGTTTGACACCTCCATCGGCGTGCCGCACTGGCAAATACTGGGGCAGTGGCCGACTCTTGCCTTCGTGCGCCGCCAGATTCAGAAGGCGGCCGAGTCGGTGCCGGGCGTGGTCAAGGCTGCCGTCTACTTCAGCACGTTTGACATGCGCAATCTCTCGGGTCAGGTGCAGGTGACCGACGAGCAAGGCAATATCCAAGGAGTCGCGTTTTGAACACCAACGTCCCGAGCATCACCTTCGAGGCCACCGGCCCGGTGCTGCCCGAAGAGACGGCAATCCTGGCGGGCCGCCAGGCCGATATCGACGCGGCCTTCGGGGGCGGCTTGGACCCGAGCCTGCACACGCCTCAAGGCCAGCTTGCGCAGGCCGAGGCTGCGATCATCGCCGACAAGAACGCGCAAATCGCGCTCATGTCCAACCTGGTGAACCCCGACTATGCGGACGGTCGCTGGCAAGACGCGATCGGGCGCATCTACTTCATCGACCGGGTGATCGCGCAGGCCACGGTCGTAACCGCCACCTGCTACGGCGCTGCCAACGTGGTGATCCCGGCCGGCAGCACGGTCGAGGACACGTCCGGCAATGTGTATGCTGCAACAGCAGCCATCACCATCCCCGCCGGCGGTCAGGTTGATGGTACTTTTCAGTGCCTGGTCGGCGGGCCGATCGCGTGCCCCTCCGGAACGCTATCGAAGATTCAAAGCGCCATCCCCGGCTGGGATCGCGTCCTGAACGCAGCTGATGGTGTGGTCGGGCGCCTGATCGAGAACCGCGCGGACTTCGAGTGGCGCCGGCGCATGTCGGTGGCCAAAAACAGCGTGAACGTGAATGGGGCCGTTCTCGGGGCCCTGCTTGACCAGAGCGTGGTGCCGGGTGTGATCGATGCCTACGTGATCGACAACCCGACCTCCGCTTCCGTGACCAAGGGCGTGACCAGTGTCACCCTGCTGCCGCATTCGATCTACGCGTGCGTGAGCGGGGGCCAGGCGGCGGATATCGCGAATGCGCTCTGGAACAACGTGTCCGCCGGGTGTGATTACAACGGCGGCACCAGCTATACGATCACCGACACGGCCTACTCGGTCCCACAGCCCACGTACGTGATCAAGTGGCAGACCGCAGCGCCGAGGGCCGTATATTTCGCGGTTCAGATTACCCCCAACCCGAATCTGCCGGCGAACATCGTGGATCTGGTGAAGGCCGCGATCATTGCCGTCTTCAACGGGCAGAAGGGCGGCCAGCGCGCGCGCATTGGCTCCACGGTCTTCGCCTCAAAGTACTACGCCGCCGTGGCCTCCGTTGACGACAATGTGAGCATCGTCAACCTGCTCGTTGGCCCGTCGGCGGTCGGCGCGACCTCGCCATCCATCACCGTCGGCATTGACCAGATTCCGACTGTGACCGAGAGCAATATCACCGTCACGATCGCCTGACATGCAGAATTGGCGCGACACCATTCTGGCGCAATACGCGAACTCGCCAACCATCACGGCGCTGATCGAGACTTTCAACCAGGCGGTAGACCCTGCCGACGATATCGACGGCTTCTTCGCAGCGATTTGGGATATCACCACCGCGAGCACCTACGGGCTCGACATCTGGGGAAAGATCGTGGGCGTGTCGCGCCTGCTGAAGGTGATCCCCGACACGCAGTACTTTGGTTTCCACGAGGCCTACACCGGGGCGTCGCCCACGGATCCGCTGCCCTTTGGCTCGGGCGTGTTTTTCGACGGTGTGGGCGCCACCGAGGTCTATTCCCTTCCCGACGCGCAATATCGGCAGCTGATCCTGCTCAAGGCGATGTCGAATATCACGGATGCGACCATCCCCGGCATCAATCGCCTGCTGCGCTTCCAGTTTGGGGCGCGCGGCCGCACCTACGTGCAGCGCACTGGCACGATGGAAATCACATTCACCTTCGAGTTTTTCCTGTCGAACGTGGAACTCGCGATCTTGCTGAACAGCGGCGCCATCCCCCGTCCATCCGGCGTCCTAGTGCGCATCGAGCAGTTGAACCCGGCCGAGACCTTCGGCTTTGCCGAAGCCCAGTCCTTCGCGCCCTGGAACGTCGGCACGTTCTTCCCGACTTCCGGCATCGAAGACGCAGTCTAGGCGCAACCATCCTATTCAGGCCGCCTCCGGGCGGCCTTTTCGTTTGAAAGGAAGTCCATGCAGCTCGCAGCCCTCGCCGCGCGCATCAAGGTGCTGTTCGCCTCCGCCGGGACGAAGAACACGGTTCCCGACCTCCATTCAGCTGCTCCTTCGGCGGCGAATGCGGCTTACGATACCGGGTTCCCCGCCATCACCATGACGCCGATCTCGGCCGGCGGCTCGCCGCCATTCGGTGCGGACTTCAATGGTTTGCTGTACGCCGTCACGGCCCAGTTGCAAGCCCTCCAGGCCGGCGCCGTCTACGCGTACGACTCGACCTTCGCCACCGCGATCGGCGGCTACGCCAAGGGCGCCATCCTCATCAACTCGGCCGGCACCGGATATTGGGTCTGCACGGCAGACAACAACACGACCGATCCCGATGGGGGCTCGCCCGCGAACTGGCTGGACTTCGCGTCCTTCCTCGGCGCCCTCGGCAAATACATTGACCCCGCACCTGCCGGTAGCGCCAATGTCATTACCGCCTCGATCACGCTGCCGACGCTCAATGCAGCCTTTCAGGGGGTTCCCGTATATGTCCGCGCGGGGGCGGCAAGCACTATCACCAACCCCACGTACGCAGGGAAGACCATGGTCAAGGGCGCGCTGGCCGCGCTTGCCGTCGGGGACATTGCGGGTGCGGGCCACTGGCTGCAACTGCAATACGACTCGACTGCCGACAAATGGGTACTGCTGAACCCGGCGACGGGAGTAACGAGCGCGTCCACGCAGCTTGATATCGATTCCGTGGGCGCGTCGGTTGCGTCAAACGCCCTCACCGCTACCCATACCCGCACCACCCCGCTCGCCTTCCGCAATCCCACTCTGACCAACGGCGCGCCGGTTTCCGCGACTCCGGGCAGCCTCTCCATCAACGTGCCAAGCGGCGCGACGCTGGGCACCGTCAGCGGCCAGGCCGCGCGCCTGGTCCTGCTCGACGCTTACAACGGTGGCACTCCCGTACTGTGTATCGCCAACATCGCGGGGGGGCTGAATCTGGACGAAACCACGCTGATCAGCCCGACCACGATCAGCGGTAGCTCAAACTCCGCCGGCGTAATCTACTCAGCGTCATCGGTTTCGGCGAACAGCCCTTTCCGCGTGCGCGGCTTCATCGATATCACAGAAGCCACCGCTGGTACCTGGGCAAGCGCGCCAACGGTCGTGCAGGGCACTGGCGGCCAAGCCTTGACTGCCCTTTCCAGCCTGGGCTATGGCCAAACCTGGCAGGCCGTTTCGCGCACGAACGGCACGACGTACTACAACACCACGGGCAAGCCGATCATGGCTGCCTGTTCAATAAGCAGCAACGGCTCGGCCGTGGGCTCTTTCGTGGTCACCATCAACGGCACTGCAATTACGGTTTGTTCCGCCGGTAACGCCACCACGACCGGCAGCGGCAATGGTGTGGTGATCATTCCGCCCGGCGCGAGTTACGTGCCGAGCATCAGTAACGGTAATGGCTCCCTCAGCCAGGAACTTCGCTAGGAGGAAGCATGGCATATTTCAAAGACCAGCAGAACAACCTGCATTTCCTTTCGGCGGAGGACATCGCTGCAGGGGAATGCATGATTGCGACCGCGGTGCTCGACGCGGATGGCGCGCCTGTGGTCGATGATTCAGGCAATCCGACCTACACCTACGCGCCCGGCGCGAATCGTTCCTTGGCCCTTTTGCCACCCGGCTCCGTTGAACTGACAGCGGACGAGGTAGCCGCGCTGAACGTCGCCGCAGCTGCCGCCGAGGCCTCGGCCGAGTTGCAGGACCAGGCACGCCAGGCGCTGTCCAAGTCCGACACCACGGTGCTCCGCTGCTTCGAGGTGGGCGAGGAGGTGCCCAGCGCCTGGAAAGCATACCGCGCCAACCTGCGCGAGATCATCGCATCCGGCACGGGCACGATGCCGACGCGACCCACCTTCCCCGCCGGCACGTAATCCGATCGCACCCCGCGTTTAACGCCGCGAAAGGGCGGCACTTTTCAGAGGAAAACTTGTGAGCGAACAATCTGCAGTGGAGGCCGCGGGCGCGGCGGCGGGGCTGGCCGGCGTGGCGAGCTTCAAGATGATCGGCTGGCTCGCCGGCATGGGGGCGATTGGCGCGGGCCTGGCTTCCTTGGTGGTGATGTGCACGATGACGCCGCGCAGCCCGAAGGAATGGGCGGTGGGCTTGGTCTCCACCGTGGTTGGGTCGATGTGCGGCGGCTCCTGGCTGGTCAAGTACTTCGGCATTGGCGGCTGGGCCGTGAGCGCCGCTGGCGAGCTCGACTACTTTGGCCTCATGGCCATCGTCGCCATTGCCTTCGCGGCCGGCCTGCCCGCCTGGGCGCTGGTGCGGTGGACCTTCAACTACATCAACAAGCGCGCCGATGCCGACATCACCGAAGTCGCAGCAGACGCCGCAGAAGCAGCCAAGAACGTGAAGCAGGCGCTCCCGTAGCTCTACTTCGTCATCTCCACGTACAAGTTCAGCCCGACTTGCTCGCTGCGCGTCTCGAGGCCGCGCAACTCGGCAAACTCGGACTGATGAAAATCCACGAAGCGCATGTCCCGGAAACCGAGGTGCTCGGCAACCAGGCGCAGTTCCTCTTTGGAATAAAAGTGGATGTGATCCCAGAATTCATAGGCCTCGAACTCGCCTTGCATGACGCGCTCCGAGGTCGGCGGCGTGTAGTGCTTGGCCAGAACACCCTCCAGGCATGGGAAGGTGAGGCGCAGGATGCCGCCGGGCGTGAGTGTCCGGTACATCTCGCTTAGAGCAAAAATCGATTGCCCTTGCGTTAGGTGCTCAATCATGTCTTCGGAAAAACCGAATCTGACTGAATTGTCCGAAAAAGGGTGACGCTCCAGCAGGTTGACGAAAGCGTAGTTCGGAAACTCGATATCGGGCTGCGCGGCTTTTGCCTGTTGGCGCTCTTTCTCGATTTGCTCCATTGACGTCAGGTCAATGTTGAGCCAGCCCGGCAAGTAGGTATTGCCGCAGCCGTAGTGAATTTTCCCCTCGTGAGCCAGCAGCGCAGGCTCTGCCGCACGTCGCGGCGCTCCATCGCGCAGGTCGAGCCACGAGCCCTGAGCGGACGCCGCAGTGAAGTGCTCGTAGACCTTGATCTTGTCCTGCCAGTAGGACAGGTCGCGGATGAGGTCAATCAGCTGGCGGTGCGTCAGCACTTTAGGGTGCAGGCGTTGAGCGGGCGGTGGCAATGGCGGAACCCACCGCACAACATCCAGCCCCAGGGTATGCAGCGCGCCCTTAATAGTTCTTTTGAGCATGGGTCATCTGTTTGATTTGTAACAGAAGTGTAGCACCTCATCAGCGGACAACTCGGCGCCAGTCGGCGCGCGAATAGGAGCAAGCGTGGATTCGGAACAACTCCGCAGCATCATGGGCTGCGCGGTGGCGCTCGCCCAGAGATGGGCCGAACCGCTTACTGCGGCGATGGCGCTCTACGCGATCGACACGCCTGTTCGCCAGGCGGCGTTCCTCTCACAGGTTGGGCACGAGTCGGGGCGCCTGCAATACACCCGCGAGCTGTGGGGGCCGACACCCGCACAGGTCGGCTACGAGGGGCGCCGGGATCTGGGCAACCTCCAGCCCGGCGACGGCAAGCGATTCATGGGGCGCGGCCTGATCCAAGTTACCGGCCGCGCCAACTATCACGCGGCTGCCGCCGCCCTGGGCATTGACTGCGAGAACCAACCGGGCTTGCTCGAAGAGCCCAGCAACGCCGCACGCTCCGCCTGCTGGTTTTGGCAGTCGCACGGGATCAACGTGTGGGCGGATGCAGGCGACTTCGACGGGGTCTGCGACATGGTCAACCGGGGGCGCAAAACTGCGCCGATCGGAGATACCAACGGCTATGCCGAGCGCGTGGCGATCTGGAACCAGGCGCGCAAGGTCTTGGGGGTGTAATGGGCGCGATCGGAAAATTCCTGCGCAATCAACAGGGCGGCCAGTTGGCATTCTGGTGCCCTGGCTGCGATGAGGCGCACGCCGTCAAGGTCGAAGGCAAACCCCGTTGGGAATACAACGGCAAGCCGGACTGCCCGACCTTTAGTCCGTCAATCCTTGTTCGCGGCAGAGATTTCACGCTGTCCGGGCAGACCAGCTACGACGCATGGTGTGCGGCTGGCTTCCCTAAGCCCGCGCCGCAGTTTGAAGCAGCCGATACCTGCTGCCATTCATTCGTTACCGACGGCCGCATTCAATTTCTCAGCGACTGCACGCACGCCCTTGCTGGCCGGGTAGTGGACTTGCCGCCATTCCCCGGCAATGAAGAGGAGTTGTCATCGTGAAAACCGTCATCGTCTGCCTGTTCATCTTCTTGGCCGTCGTATGCCTCGCCCTTGGCGTACTCGCCTGCGCCGACCCCGAGGGCCGTGGCGGTGTCTACTTGCTGAAGTTCTGGGGTGCCGGCATCGTCTGCGGCGCCCTGGCATTTGCGGCTGATCGGTGGCTTCCATGATCGCCTTCCTGCTCGCCGCGCGCGCCTTCTTCGGGGGTGTGCTCGGCTTCCTGGCCAAGGTTCCGCCCTGGGCCTGGAAAGCCATCGGCGTAGCCGTGCTGGCCGGGCTGCTGCTTCTGGGCGGCGCGCACTGGCAAAAGGGTAAGGACGCCGCAGCTCTGGCCGCCAAAGACGCAGAGATCGAGCGCCTCAAAAGCGACCTGAAGACCAGCCAGGCCAATGCCACGACGCTGGAAGCCGCAATCACCAAGCAAAACGCTTCCATCGAGGCGACTGCCGCCGAAGGTAAAAAGCGCGTGGAAACGAGCCAGGCCGCCACCGAGAAAGCCAAACCGGTCATTGACCGCCTCACCACTGAGAAGGCAAAGGCGGATGCCTATCAGCGGCCGGCGGCCATGGACGATTGCACCGCCGCGCGCGCGATGGTGGAGGCTGACAATGGTCGATAGTTCAAAACGAAATTCTCCGGCGGTGTTTTCCCGGATAACGAAAGTCGCCTGCTCGGTTGCGTTTACCGGCATGGCACTGACCGGCTGCGGAACGCCGACGCCTGCCGTCCGCACCGTCGAGGTCAAGGTGCAAGTGCCGGTGAAGTGCGCCGCCGGCGCGCGCCCCGATAAGCCGGTCAACAAGTACGGCTCCCTGCCGCCCGGTACCGGCATCGATTACGCCCTCTCCGCGCTCAAAAGCGACCGCGCCGCCTGGGAAACCTACGGCACCAAGCTCAACGCCGCGACCGCCGGCTGCTGGGACGAAGCCAAGCCCAACCCCTGACGCGCCCGCGTCTTTCCTACCTCACTAGAGGCCCGGTAACCCCGGGCCTTTTTCTTTTCTCAGTCCCAAAGGGGAATTTCCATGAAAGAAAAAGTAATCGCTGCCGCCGTGGCGGCTGCCGTGGTCGCCGCTGCCGGCGGTGCAGTCGAGCAGGCGCACGCCGAAGGACGCTACGTGGTCGAGTGCTTCGACAAGGACGGCAACCTCGAGAACATCCGCGCGGCCGAGCGCAACCTGGAGGTGTACGCCGCCAGCAATAGCTGGCCGAACGTTCAGGTGGGCTGGACCACCATCGACCTTCCGCGCGCCAGCGGCGATGCGCTCCATTTCGATGACACCAGCGGCCAACAGCGGCGCAGCATGATGCGCTGCATCCAGTCCGCACTGAAATTCCTTGGCGCCAGCGCTAACGGGCCCAGCGGCGCGCCCTTCAGCGGACGCGGCCCGACCATCAACCAGACGCCGGTCTCGCGCGTGGGCAACGTGGTCACGCTGGCGGTCGTGCACGAGGGTGGGAATGCGATCTCCACGCCCAGCGGCGGCGCGCCGAGCGGCTTCCTCTGCAACACCGCGGCCGACTTCTCCGGCACCAGCATCGCCTGTGCGGCGGCCATCGTCAGCGGGCAGATTCAGGTCACGCTCACCTCGCCCTCGTACCCCTGCTACCTGAAGTACCTGGGCGGCCAGATCGGCCAGGCCAACAGCTGCAACCCGGATATCAGCAACCCCATCTACGACAACGTGACCTACCCCAGCGGCACCAGCAGCCCGGATACGGAGGCGCGCGGCCTGCCGCTGCTGCCGACCTACGGCGCGATCACGGTGACCTGATATGTCAGGCTTCTTCCCCACCTCTGGCGGCCCAACAGGCAGTGCAGACGATACCGGGACGGTCTACAACGTCAGCGCAACCGAGGCGGCCAGCGCCGCCGACGCGAGCGCCAACGCGGCGATCAGCGTTGCCGTACTGACGGAGGCGGCGGCTGCCGCTGATTCGCCAATAGCTGCGGCAGCCTTCGCAGTTCAAGGCACGGCAACTGGCGCAGCCTTCGATGCGCCGAGCGCGATTGCAAGCCTGGCCGCGCAAGGGGTCGCCGCTGCGGCAGCCGCCGATGTGTCGTCCGGCGCTGCGGTCTTCGTAGTCAGCGGCAGTGCGGTCGCCGCGGCTGCGGATACTTGGACGGCCGGCGGCAGCTTTGGCGCCGGGGCCACGGAAGCGGCAACGGCGACGGACACGAGTTCTACCGGTGGCCTCACCGTCGCCAGCGTCACGGAAGCCGCCAGCGCGGCGGATGCCGGTACCGGCGCCTTGGCAAGATCGGTCGCCGTCGTTGAGGCTGCGTCCGCAACCGATAGCGCTGGCGCTTCCTTGGCCCTGGCAGTTATCGCAGCAGAAGTCGCCAGCGCGCTCGATACTGCGGCGGCTACCGGCGTCTTGTCGGCAGCGGTCATTGACGCTGCGGCGGCCGGCGATGCGCCCAGCGTCACTGCCGTGTACAACCTCGTGGCAACGGCAGTTGCCAACGCTGTCGAAACGGCCACAGCTGCAGGTTACGTTACCCCGACCACGCCTGACCGCAACTGGTATGTGGTCGTGGCCTGGCGCGCCTACGCCGCCGTCGTTCCGATCCGATATTTCGTCCACATCGCCACTCCGAGCCCGACCATGCCCGTTGCGACCTTCCCGCAAAAAGACCCCGCCGAGATAATCGACGCGCTCACCTTCGACTTTAAGCGCTTCGGCACCACCGTAACAGGCGCTACCGTCAGCATCACCGCTTACGACACCGATGACAATCCCGAGGCGATGCTTGACGGCGCGCCGGTGATTTCCGGCACGAAGGTCATGCAGCGGGTCATCGGCGGCGTCTCCGGCGTTCGCTACCGGATCCGCTGCGAGGTGGACATGGAGACCGGGCACTGGGCGGATGTCGCGCAGATGCTGGTAAAGACCTTCTAGGCGTTCCCGCTTCAAACTGGCCCCGGCCGCTCCGCAATCGCGCGGAGTGGTCGGGGTCTTTTTGCGTTTCTAGCGCCATGCGAGAATTAGGCATGAGAAAAGTTGTGACAGCCCTGTTGTTGACGTTGCCGCTGGCGGCTGGTGCCTTCGAGGCCAAGGTAGTGGGCATCGCTGACGGCGACACCATGACCGTGCTGCGCGACCGTGAGCAGATCCGCGTGCGCCTGGCCAGGATAGATGCGCCGGAGAAGAAGCAGGCCTTTGGCGAGCGCGCCCGGCAGTCGCTGGCGGCCTTGTGCTTTGGCCGAATGGCTGAGGTCACCCCCGAGAAGACGGACCGCTACGGGCGCACTGTGGCGCGCGTGATCTGCCAGGGCGAAGACGTGGATCAGCACCAGGTGCGCACCGGCATGGCCTGGGTGTATCGGCAGTACAGCAAGGATGGCGCGCTGCTCGAGCTTGAGGCGCAAGCGCGCGCCGGGCGGCGGGGGCTGTGGTCCGACAAGGAACCGGTGCCGCCGTGGGAGTGGCGGCGCGCGAAAAAGCATAATCCGCAACATTAA